GCTACTATTACAGGCGTAGTCCAACTAGGTATTGAAAAAGACGTTGCAGGAGTACTAGTACTTACTATAGCACTAATCATGTATATAGGTGTACTATCAGCAGCAGGCATTGTTAGTTGCCAGCTACCATTGCCAGTTATACTATTAGTACTAATAATGTATCCAACACCACTAGGAGCACTAGGTGCTGTAGCACTTTTTTGATATAGTTGCAGCACTCTAATGCTATTACCGGGTGCTCCGGCTGTACCACTTTGCGCCATTACTACTGGTGTAGACCAACTAGGTATTGGAAAAGCTGTTCCAGGAGTACTAGTAACAATTGTGGCTGTAATTGCATAAGTAGGTGTATTATCTACAGTAGGCAATGTTTGTAACCAACTACCACTACCTGTAACAGTATTAGTATTTATAGTATAACTAACAGCATTAGCTACTGGAACAGAAGGTACTGTAGCACTTTTTTGATATAACGTTATTGTTGCAGTACTACTACCAGAAACACCAATAGAGCCACGACTAGCACTAGGGCCAAATCTAATATTTTTAGCTCTAGCCCCCGGTGTCTGAAAAGCAATAATTGCAGAAAATCTTAGTGCACTAATAGCACCAGTATCAATACTAAGTAGTAGTGTAGCGTCTTTATAAAAATTTACATATTGATTATCGTAAGTTATACTAAATACATTGGCTGTAGTATATGTAGTACTTGGAATGCTCTTATTAGTTGCACCTGTCCATATTTGTACAGTGCCATTTGCTAGGCAACGTATGCCATAGTCTATAATAACATAACTTGAATTTGCTGCATAACTATTAGTTGGATTAATACTAAAACCACATTGAAATTCGGCATTTGTTTGATACGCTTGAAAACTTATAAATGCACCGGCAACAAATGATTCAATTGTATATGCTTTATTATTCCAAGCAGTAACACCACCAGTAGTTCGTGCAAGTTCAATACCACTAATTAGTTGAGTATTAACGTCAGGAACCCAGGTTTGTCCAGCTGTGGTTATACTACTAGGAATATTATTAATAACATTCCAATCTACTGTGCCAGCACTAACTATTGCCTTATTATTAACATCATAAATATTAAGACCAACGCCATCCCATACCATTCTACTACCAGTGCTATTACCAATAGTTACTTTACCAATAGTATTAATAAGTAAGTTTGTACCATCCCACTTTAAATAATCCGAAGTAGGGTTACCTACTCTCATATTACCACTTTTATCTAAGTAATATCCTATACCATTATTTAAATCAATAGTGGCACCAATACCACCACCTCCGCCTCTAAGACTGCCACTTACATATAAATCTCCAGTATTAGCTGTAATTGCCTGTAAATTACCTACTTTTAATGAACTTAAATAAGGAAATCCCCAAGTAGTATTTCCACCTGGTATATAAATACCGTCGCTTTGATATAGTATTTCACCTTCATTAATAGTAGGCGGTGTAGTAGACCATATACCTATACCTGCAACTCCACTTGTACTAAACCAAGTACCTGTGGGTGGTAGTGCGTCGCCTGAACTTCCATTATATACTGCAGGTGTACTATTAGGAGTTAATGTTGATTTTGTATAAGCACGTCTGGCGCTATCTCCAACACGTCCTGCGGTACCTTGTACACCATCACTTACTACACTTATACCTTCTGTATCTATTGCTACAGGCGATCCAGTTGCAGGATTTGTAGAATATATTCTTGCTTCTACAATTGTTGTATTAGGAGGAATAGTATAAGTATAATCAATTACTGTTGAGGTAGTGCTAACAGTTGCTGTTGAACTACCATTTAAAAATATACTAAAAAAGAATGGTTCTGCAGTAACTAAACCATTAGTATTTTTTCTACCGCTAAAAGTAATAGTTGAAGGCGTATAAATACCAGTATTACTTTTTACAATAATATTTGCGTTTGCAACAAGATAGGAAACTGTACCTGGAGTACCTGTAGGTCCTTTACTAAAAGTTTGTTTTACTAAATATGTAAATGTTTCGCCAGCATAATTTTTACCGCGTAATTTAAACAACAAACTACCCGTTACTGTAATACTAAAAATTGCTGCAGTTAAATTAGCATAGCTAACTCCTGTAGCACCATTTTCAGTAACTAGTGTTTGTGTGCCTGCGGTTACACCATCAGCAGTATCTACTTCTACTACATATTGACCTTTTGAAAATGTACTTGCAGCAGCACTAGTGTAAGCAATTGCTGTAAGTGCTGTAGTGCCATCATAAGCAAATATTTTATTACCACTGTTAGTAAAATTTCTACTTGTTGCAGTATCTTGATAATCACAAGGTATGCTATGTGAACTATTAACTAAATCTACACCAATAGCATTAGCGCCTACTACGCCATAGACAGTAACTAATTCTATAATACCTTTAGTCCAATATACTGTAGTAGTTGTATCAGTAACATTAGCAATTAAACTTACACTAAATTTATATAAAGCTTGACCTACTGCTGGTGCCGGAATAGTAGCTTGCCATCCATTTAATGTAGTACCAGTAGTATTAACTGTATTACTACTCCATATATATCCACCTTGACCTACTGGTACAATTGGAAGGCTACTAGGTATATTATTTATATATAATGTAGCTACACCTGTTTTTACAAATTCATTACTAGTAGTAGTTACTTCAGTTATTTTATAATTACTAGTCCAATCAATATTTGTTAGTGTTTGCGGACTAGTAGTACTACTAATATTGGCGGTAGTAATTTGTTGAATATTTAATGTAATTTTCCACAGTCGCCAATCAGCATTACTAGTAGGTTTTGATGCAGGACTAGTATACCAAGAATCATCATTGATAATAACGCCACCAGTTATTACTGGTATAGGTGTATAGGTATGTGTTTGTGTTAACCATACATAACTGCTTTTGGCATTTGGTAAGTGTCCGTTACTACTTGGATTTAAAACATCCCATCGATACAAACTAATAGTACCTGTTTGATAAGGCGCATTACCTGCCTTATTTTTAGTTACTGTAAATGTGTCGGTATATGAGCTACCACTTCTAGTTGCAGTTACTGTAAAACTTACACTATCTTGTGACCAAGAACCAAGACTAACCTCTTCCAACTGTAATTCGCCTGCACTAGTTAACCACAACTTTAGTCCACCTAATATTTGTGGGCTACTTGCAGTAGGTGTATAGGTAACACCACTAGTAAATTTAGTACTAGCATTGCCTAATTCCAATTTAATAACATTACTAGGCAGTAGTTGGTCTGCTAATGTCATTATAGTATACCCGGCACCTAATGAGTCTGTACTATAATATTTAATTGGTTGTGTTAGTGTTGCCTGTATACCAGCATAGGTTCTTTGAATAGTAACTGGCGTAGCAGTATAAGTAGTACCTTGATATGTTACAGTTGCACTAATAGTAGCTATATCTGCAGACATATCTGCAGGATAAACTTTAATACTATTACTAGTAGGTTTTTCAAATATTACACTACTAGTACTGGCCGTGCCAGCACTGCCATTAATACTATTAGTTTTAATACCTGTACTTGTAAAAGTTATAGCACCAGTTATGTTACCTACTAGATTAGCAGTAATAAGAGAATATGTAGGTTGAGCTACGCCACCAGCATCATAGGTAAATTGCTGGGTAGTTATACTTAAAAATATAGAATTATTAGTAGTACCAAGAACTCTTGGTACTAAAAGTTGTAGTAGGTTATCTCTTGAATTAACTGGTGCAGTTGCCATTTAAATTAAAACTCCTATTTGTACCATTCCGGTAATCCAGTCTCTGTTAACGCTATACACTATGCCTGGTGCTCCGGTTTGTAGGTTAAATCTACTTGAGGTAAGTTTAACAGTATCACCAAGTTGTGCAAATAAAAAATGTGGTAAATAGGTACCGGTTATTAAAAATCTAGGTATTTGCCAAAGATCTAGTCTTTTTTGAGCTTCTGTTTCAGCTTGACTAGATACAATAAGTAAAGTAGATATTTCATCTACAGTGCCTGCATCTCTGTATATTTGTTTATTAGTAAGATTTTCTTTTGTACTGTATATATACTCGTCATCAAATTTACTAGCAGGGTTTACACCGCCGGCTACACTGCTTTGTATAGTAAAATTTTTACAGTATGCTAATTTAATACTAGGTTTTACTGGAAATATTTCAGTTACGGCTTGTGTTCCTGCAACTAGGTAATCGTCAGTTAACTCATATTTTATATCTAGTGGATCAGGAACTTTAAGTTCTACTAATCGTAATTTACTGCTACTTATTGCACCTGTAGTATAATTTACGCTTATACTAGGACATATTAAACTAGCATTAATACTACTAGCTAGTTGATTACATATTTCTAGCATATTTACTTTATCTTTAATATAGATGCCTGCAGCTCTAGTATCAGTAGTAGAAAAATCTAGGTCACTAGTATTAAATCTATTTTGTGCAATAGTACCATATTTTGTACTAGTACAAATTTTAGTAATTATGCCAGGTACTGTATTAGTATAAGCACCAGCAGTATTATCACCTTGAACACTACAAGTTATAGTGCCTACTGGCAACGACTGTAATGTAAAAGTGCCTACAGTTAGATTTTCGTTTACTGGAATAGGTACGCCATTATCTCTAACTTCAATAATACCTTGAATAGGTCCATCATGTACCATGTAACTATTACCACTACCACTAGTACCACTAGTGGTAGTGCCGTTATCTACTAACAATGGTTGTACATTAAAACATTCGCCTAGTGTAATAGGCAGCAAGCTTTCATTTTTTGTAACTACACCACCAGCAATTGTTTTTGACGCCTCACTATATCCAGTAGTATTAAACAATGTTTTTTCAGTTAGCGAATCGTTTAGTAACTGCAACTTATCAAATAGTGTTAATACTAGTTCATTTTCACCATTACTGGTAAGCTCTTGTACTAGTCCGTCAAAAATTAATACAAAGTCACTTTTAACCCAACTAGGATCACCTAAGTATATTTTAATTGGTCTACGATTCCACACATAAGTTAAAAATTGATCATTAATACCATAGGTATTTACTAAATTTATACTACAAAAACTTAAACTAGCACGTCCATCTGCATTAAGTTGTTCACTAAACTGCAGCCCGCCTACAACGCAAGCGTTGTAGGCGGTGCCGCCGGTATCATAGGCCATACTAGAAAAATTTAATGTAATACCACTAGTACTGCCGCCAGGTATATATACTTGATCAATATCTAAAAGAGTGCACTTAACATGCCCTGGCGTATTAAACCATTCAATAATCTGATCTCTTGTTTTCATTTAATTGTTGCCCTTGTCTGGATTCTTGCAGACTGAATTGCTTTGTCCGCATTTGCGCCAATTGCTGTGCTAAGTGTTTCTGTGTTACGATCTGTTGCTTGTGCATTAATTACAGCACCTTCAACAATTGCTTGCTCTAAATCACCAATACGTTGATTTAACAATCTAATTTCTTGCACCATCTCCATATTAGTATTCATTAACTGTTGATTATCTGCAGCAGGTATAATACGTTCACCTTGATGAATTTGTGCAAGCATATCATAAGGAACATAATTAGTTCCACTAGCCAGTTTAGGTATACCAACAATATTGCCGCCAGCTGCAGTTGCTGCAGTATTGTAAGTTGATACAGAAGCTAAATATGTTTCAATTAATTGCGCTGTAGTTTGTGAAGCTGTATCAATGCTTTGTAGATAACTATTACTAGTTTTTAATGTTTCTAATTGAAGTTCAGCATCAGTTTTGCGTGCTTCTAAGTCTGCTTTTGTAGCGTCTATAATACCAATTACAGTTGCTTGGTCAACACTGTATTGTTCGCCACTAGCAAAAAGTTGACGAGATAATGTAAGTACCTGGTCACTAGCACCTTGAAGCTTTCCTAGTGCCGTATTACGTTGTTCTTCAGTTGCGGTTGTACTAGTAGCTGTTTGATATAAGTCAGTTAAATTCTTTTTAGCTAATTGATACTGATCTACTGCAGTAAGTGTAGACTTATCACCAATCATCAGCGATTGACGATAGTCAGTTAAACTAGTAATTTGCGATTTCATAGTTTTAGTTACATCGTTTAGTCTAGTCTGCAGTGTTTTAGCTGCTGTTTGCATATCTTGCATTGCAAATACTTGACGTTGTAATGCTTGATTGCTAGCGTCTAGTTTACTTACATCTATATCTCGTAGTTGTTCAGTGGTTAGTGTTAACTCATCTAGTTTGCGTTTTAAACCGTCGCGTTCATCACTGATCTTTTTAGCTGCAGATTCAGCAGCATCGGCCACTTTGTCAAATCCATTAGCAATATCAAGTAATGCTATATAAGTTTCTGCAGTAGTTTTACCAGCACGTCCAGCAGCAGGATTAAAAAGATCAAAGTTTTGAATTAAACTTTTAAGTTCTTCACGACTAATATCTGCACTGTAACCTAAGTCAATTAAACCTTTGCGATATGCTGCGTTAATTGGTGCTAATTGTTCTGCTTCGGTTAAAAAGTTTGATCTAAAATTTTCTACTTTGTCTAAAAAGTTGTCCAGTCCGTCAGCTGCTTTTACTAGTGCTTCACTTATATCATTGGTAAGTTTATCGTAGGTGGTGCTCAAAAGATTTATACTGGTTTTAATACCGAAAATACTAAAGTTAAGACTTTGTGTAAGTTGACCACTAATGCTAGTGCCAATATTTTTAATAGCTTGATTAACCTTGGTATTAGTATCTATTACTCTAACCACAGTTTCTAGCATGCCTTCGCCGAATTTAGCAAATTTTTCAAATTCGCTAAATATTGCAAATGTGGCATCATCTAGTATAGCACCTACTACATTACTAAGTTCTTTGCTAAAGTCTTCGCCAGTTAATCCACGCAATGAAACTAATTCATCTACACTAACACCGGCCATTCCCTTTGCAATCTCATCAGGCAGTTTACCCGCCTTTTCACCAATACTGTAAAGCAAATCTCCAGCATAACTAAAAGCATTTCGTAAAGCTGCTTCAGCTTTAGGGTCTAGCATACCAAAATTTGTTCCAACACTAGTTTTACTGCTACTGCCAATGCCAAAGAATCCACTACTTTTAGTAGTTGTGCTTACTGTTTCAAAAGTCTGAATTACTCCGCTACCAGCTTTAGCAAGATCTAAAAAAGTACCTGCTATTTTTATGCCGCTATCAATAATGTTACGAGTTGTTGTTTTGCCAAATAAACCACTAACACCAAACCATCCTCCGCTACTATTAGCGCCTTCTACAGTTCCAAAAGCAGTGCCACTACGTAGTCCTTTGACTCCAAAAAGTGCTTGAGCAGATTCTGTTAATGCGTCACGTAATCCTTTTAAAGCATTAAGCATCTTATTATCGTAATCTAGGCCATCTACACTATTTTCAGCAATTAGTTTTAAGGAGTTGTCAATAGATTCACTTTTTGCATTTTCGTCGCCAAACACTCCACGACGTACCTGTATTTTTTCACTAACAGCATTATAACCCATAGCAGTGCCTTGAGTTTCTTGACGCTGAGCTGCTGTAACCATTGGAGGCGCTTTACTACTACCACCTTTACCAAAAGCTGCTAATAATAATGCTACTAAGCCTGCACCTACTATACCACCCATAGGAAATGGTAATTTACCTAAAGTTTGTCCCCAAATATCTGTAATATAAGCTGGCATACGAGCAGCAGTACCTGCTGTAGTAGCTGCAGTAGTTCCTGCCTCAGTAGTTAGTTTACTAGCTAATACCATAGCATTTGAAGCTACTTGTGCAATAGCTAATGCTTTTTCTATGGCAGCAAATATTTTATAAGCTGCTGTTTTTTCTTTAAACATCTTTTTAGTTGAACTTATAGCGGCTAAATCACCTTTTAACTCTTCTTTGTTATTTTTCTTTTTATCGTCTGCCATTTTGTTTTGCAAGTCAATAATACTTTGTTCGTCTGCGCCGCTGTTACTTTTTAAATCATTTAGCTTTTTTTCATCTTCTAGTTGTTGTTTAGCAGATTTTTCTTGTCTAATGTTACTTTCAGTTAATCTGGTAACCGTTTCGCCAAGGGCTTCGCCAACTGCTTTAACCTTATCTCCAAATAACCCAAAAGTGTCTTTTAAGCTAGTAGATAGATCATTGCTTGCTCTTAGCAACTCATTATATTTAGCTTGTTGTATATTTTGCTCTGTTGTAACAGCTAATGATTTTAATTTATAATCAAGTTGTACTTGTGCATTAAGTATAGCATTATTATTAAGTTCTGTTTGTTTAGATAATTCAAGTGTAATTAGTGCATCTGCTGCTGCCTGCTGGTCTGGAGTTTGTTTACCAGCGGCTGTTAAAGCTTGATTTGCTACTTTTTGAGCACCTGCAATAGCTGTTGCTGTTTTAGTTTGAGCCTGAAGATTGCTAATTTGAATTTGTGTTTGCAATCTAGCAGTTTCTTCCTCATTAATACTTTTAATTTTGGCTAGGTAAACTTCTGCGCTAGAATTATTTTGTGCGTACACATCTAATTTAGAACGTTTTAATTCTAATTCTCCTAGTCTTTCAGAATTTTTAATTTCTCGCTTACTGGTTTCTAGTGCTGCGTTTAAATTAACTTGTCTAATATCTTCTGCTAGTTTAAGTCGAATTGTATCTAGCTTAATTTGATGCTCTCTAATTTCATTTTGCGCTGCAAGTTTTTTACGTTCTTCTTCAGTAAGTTCTGTACGTCTTACAGCTTCTTTTCCAATCTCTTTTTGTAAGTTTTTATTAGCAATTAAATCATCTTGTAATTTTCTTGTTTCAGTTTTTTCAGCTTCTGTTTGCTGTACCATTAAACTTTTTGTTTGAGCTAAACGCTCAGTTATTTTAAATTCAGCTTCTTTAAGCGCAAATATTTTATCGCCAGCATCTTGATTGTTTCTGTTTTCCTCAGCATTTAACTTACGATTTGATTCTTGAAATTCAGCAATACGTTGTTGATTTTCTAGGGCTTTGTTAGTCATACCAGTAGCAAATGTACTACCAGCACCACCAATATCGCCTAAAGCACTAACAGTCATTCTACTTTTTTCTAGAGCAGCATTTTTTTCAATATAATTTGTCTGAGCTTTAGACTGTTCAAGTTCATATTGTCTAGCACGTTCAGCAATTTTAGCTTCTACTAATGCAATTTGTTTATTAAGATTTAAAATATCTTTTTTACCATCTGTTTCTATTTTAACTTTTTGTTTTGCTATTTCCGCTAATTCAGTTACCTGATTCATTTCTTTAGTTAATTCACCACTATCGCTACCGACTACGTCTATTTTTTTATTAATCTCGTCAATTTTCTTTGCACGATCAATCTCAATGGCCCTTAGTTTTTCAGCAGAATCTTCATCTGCTCTAGCAAGTTCTATTCTAGCAGTTTCATTTGCTAAAAATTGTTCTGAAGTACTAGATAACTTAGCATAAACACCTAACCTAGCCATAGTCATATTATAAGATACTTGACTACGAGCAATATCTACATCTAAATTAGCTTTATTTATTTCATATGCTCTGTTAATAGCCTGTAGTTCAAACTGTAACAGTTTTTGCCTATCTTGAATTGCTTTAGTGTCTAATTCAATTATATGACGCTCTTGAGTTGCCTTAAGTATTGCTTCAGCGTTACCAACACTTTCTTTATTAATCACTCCTGTAGCAAGTTTAGCTGTTGCTACTGCTGCAGTTGCATCAGCCAGTTCTTTTGCTTGATTCTTTAATAGAATTTCTTGTGCTTTTTGATTTTCTGTTGTAATTAAGGTTTCATCAGCAACTCCTAAAATAGATTCTTTTAGTGCAAGCTGATCTTTCATTGCTTGTGTAACACTAGCTTCTGCAGTTAGCCTTCTTTTTTGGTCTTCAGCCTTTCCTTGAATTACTTTACCCTCTGTTGTTTTTTCATCAACTTTTGCTGCTGCTTTAACATCTTGCATGCCTTGGGCTAAAGCAGCATATCTTGGAGTTGCATTGCCTACCATCTGTTTAAGCATGGCTTGTCCTAACTCACTAAGAGGTCTGCCCCAGTCTAATTCCGCGTTAAGTTCAGCTTTAAAATTTGGAATTTGTCCAGCCTTAAGTTGTTTGTCTATTATAACTCTAAATGCTTTGGTTGCGTCAAGTTGTGCTTGAGCTTGTTCTTTCAGAGCTTGATTATCGCTATCTTTTAAATTAGCTACTGTAACAGCTGCAGTATTTTCAGCAATAACAGCAATTAATCTATCTTGATTTAGCATTAAATCAACATTGCTTTTAATAGTTTTTAATCTAATAGCAAATTCTTGTTGATTTAATTTGCCTTCTTCTCTGGCTTTTTCTGCACCGGTTAAAAATTGAGCACTTGCTCTAGCAATTTTAACAGCATTTAATTCAGCACCATTTTTAAGAGCTGTTTGTATTAACTCAGCACCTTTATCAAAAGCTGAATTCATGCCTGTAACAAATAAAGTTTTTGCTTTTTCAAAACTGTCTTTATCTGCTACAATCTGCACATTTTCAGCAGCAATTTGAGCGTTTGCTTTTAAACCAACATATTGTGAATAACCTTTAGTTCCTAAATTTTGTAGCTGTTCTTGTTCCGTCATTTTAGAGGGGCTACCAAATACTAAACTAGTATTTGCATCTTCAAATTCTCTTTGCGCTTTTTGAGCTTCAACTAATTGACCCCTAAATTGGCTTAAAAGTTTTGAGTCTTGTTGTAATTCAGATCTTATTTTTATAAATTGAGTAGTAAAAGCATCACCAAAAAATGCAATTTTTTCTGGAGATTCTCCTAATTTAAGCAATGCTGCGTTAAATTCTTTAAAACTGCCCTGTGTAAGGGTTTCCATTTCTACGCCTAAATTATTGATATTTTGGCCTAGTTTAAATAAAGGATCTTGACTAGAAACACTTAATAAATAATCTTGATAAGATTTAGTAGTAGTTTCTACTGAAGATTTAAATTTTTGTAATTTACTATCTGCATTACTAATATCTATTCCAAACTGTTTAATCTTTTCTCTAACAGGTTTTGCTCCCTCATTGCCTAATTTTACTAGAGCGTCTGTTACCTCAGAAGTATTAAAATTATTTATTTTAAGTAAATCTTTTATCTCTGCTTCAAATTTATCGCCAACACCACTTGCTCTTGCAAGATCTATACTAGATAATATTTGCTTACTAAGAGTATCTGCTAATTTAGAGTCAACGTCTCCACCCCATGCACTACTGGCAAAATCTTTAAATTTATCAAATAGATTACCTGTTTGAATAGAACGTTTAGCTTCTGCTGCTGCAATAGCTGCCTCATCAGCACTTCTTGATACTTCTCTAAATGCATTGGCTAAAGCATTAATACCTTCAATGCTATTTACATTGCCATTCATAGTGCCAAACATTAATTTTAACGTTCTATTAGTATTATCAACTGATTCATTTGCAGTGTCTAATGCAGAACTAAATTTTTGCAGTTCTTTAGAATTACTTGATAAAAATGAATCAAGTATTTCGTAAACTGCTATAACCATTAAAATTCTATTTACAAAATTTCCAACTGCAGCCCCTAAATCAACTATTGCTGATGTTAAAATTGCAACACCGCCACGAGCCTTAAGTGAAGCTTTTTCAAATTTGCTTAGTTCAAGGCCTGAGCTGTCAATATCTTGTTTAAGTAATTGCCAGGCACCACTTGCTCCAATTAAACCTTGGTTTGTAGCTGCAGCAGAAACAATTGTTTCTTTAGTATAGTTGTCCTGTGCTTTGCGTGCAGCTTCAATATTAGAAGCTAAACGGGTATTACCTTTTTCTAGTTCTTTAGTCCTAGCTTCTTCAGCCATTCGAACTTTTGTTACTTGATCTTCTAAAGTTTGATACGCCTTAAATGATTCCATTGTGCCTTTTACGGCTTGTGCGGCTTGTGCATTACCTTCTTTTAAATATTTACGCCGCTCTTCTTCCATCTTCTTAAAGTCTCTGCCATTAACATCAGCAGTATCCTTGGCTAAAGCTTGTGCAGTTGCTCCTGCTGGATCAAACTGACCTTTTTTACGTAATTGTTCAATCTTTTTTTCTTGTGCTACTACAGCTTTAAGTGCATTATCTGCTTCTTGTTCAAAATCTTTAGTAGCTAATCTTTCAATTTTTTTCCTGGCTTGTCTAGCTTCATCAGCTTTTTGTATTGCTAAATCTTTAGCATCATCTGCTGCACTTCTTAAACCTTCTTTAAATTGTCCAAAAGCAGGCAATGCTTGCTTAATAAGTGCTATTCCAATAGCAGCAATAGCAGCAGTTAAAGCAGCTGGATTTTCTGAAAGTAAATTTATAATTGGTCCTAAAACTTTGTTAACAAGTTCTAATCCAGTTTGTGCTAAATTTTGTAAAGAGGCAAGTAATTTATCGTAAGGATTAGCATTTACAGCAGCACCAAGTGCAGAAAATTTATCTTCACCTTCTTTAATTACTGCATTAGTAAATGCTTGACGTTTTTCAAAATCAGTAAGCGAACCAACAGTTTTGCCTACACTTCTAGCATATGCCTCGGTTGCGGGTCCAATTTTAGTAAATAATCCTAACTCGTCTAGTAATTCAGGTTCTAATTTTACAACACCGCGGCTTAAACGACTTAACGCGTCGGGCAAACTAATGCCTAAACTTAGACTAGCATTTTTAGCTACTACTGCTAAACGTTCAATATCTTTGTTAGCAATACCAGCAGTACTAGTTTTTGCTACTGCTTGCAGTGATTCTTGTAGTGAAATTGCACCATCAGTTAATTGAACAATATTTTTACTGACACTACCTAAGCTTTTACCAACGCTAGCACCTAATTGATCCGTACTACGAATCATATTAGTAGTATCCATAGCACGGCTAAGCGCACCAAAAGCCGCACTAAGTGCAAATACGTTAGCGGCATAGGTTGCGTATAAACGAACTAATCCACCCAAACCTTGGGATTCTTTGGCAAAGTCTCTAGCAGCAGCACCTGTTCCAGTACCAGTAGCACGCAGCTTGCCGTATGAACTACCACTCATTGCACTTTCTGATAAACTACGACTACCAGTAGTACCGCCAGTATTTATACCTTGTTTTGCTTCGTTTTGAGCATTTTTTAGTTTACTAATAAGTGTTTCAATATTTGAAATTAGTCTCTTTGTTGAACCACCGTCAGTAACTTCTACATTATAAGTAGTAGTATTTTGTGTAGCCATTATATCTCCTAACAGCAACTTTTATGTATTAAAACTTTAATACAGGTTTTACCTTAAACACGATTATAACACAAGGGCACTATTTTGTCAACTATAATTTTTATGTACACAAAAAAACGCTCTACAACTAATTACTTAGCTGTAGAGCGTTTTTGTTCTATTCTGTCTGCTATATTTTTTGACTTAATACCATCAATTATGTGTAAAATATCTAATACAAATAGTCTTTCACCTTGTTCTATTTCGTACAAGTCAAACAATTTAAATACAATTGAATAATCTTTGCCTAAGTAGTTGCCATTCATAGTATCCCAAATATCTGTTAGTGTTCTGTGTATAACAAAACACTGTTGAATTAAATTAGGTAACTCTGAAAACTCAACAGGCATATTTTCTTCAACAGGTTCTTCACCGAGCATTTCGCACATTTCAAGATAAGTTTCTAAGTCTACGCCAACATTACTATTTTGCATATACCTAGTAAGTATATCTTCAATTTGGTTTACTTGCTCGTAGAAAAGTTTCCCAAATCTGTTACCTGCTCGCTGATAAAACTATCAAAGTTTGTGGAGTTTTTCATCAAATAAAGCGCATTTTCTTCGTTGTATTCAAGCTGTAGTTCTGCATCTTGACCAGTTAAATCCACGGGTACAAGTTGTTCTAGGTACTTAAGTTTTAAACCTGACCAACCTTTAATACTAGATTTAACATAAAGTTCTAGGAAAAGATCGTCATTAACTTCTTCTACTGGTTGACGATTTTTAAAAGTAGTTTTTGTAGCCTTTTTACGAATATTTTGTAGTGTTTCACGAGATAAAAATGCTAACTCAATTTTAAAGTCAGGCATTCCGGGATACTCTACAGTTACTGCTTTTGAGGGTACAAGTAAATTTTTAAGTGAAAGTGACATGTTTACCTTTATGGGTTAGAACTGGGCCATAAGGCCCAGTTCTGGTTAGTTTTAATTAAGCAATATAAGTAATTGTTGCTTCGTTAAGTTGTTCAATATCAAAGGCACTACTTGCTGAACCTTGAGCTGTAAACGAAATAGTTGTGGAAACAACCTGTTCCGTTGCAACTGTAGGAATTGTAAGCATGACTGCTGGCATTTCGATATCTACGCGACAAAGAGCAGTTGGATTACCACCGATGCTTAATTTCATGTAGAATGCTGGATCTACTGTTGTAGAGCTGCCTTCTAGCAATGATTTTAACAATCCTGCGGTTTGTAGAGTGCCTGTACGTAAATAGGCATTCATTGTGCCGCTAATTGCACGAGTACCTGTAAAGTACACAATTGGAGTATTAACAACACCTAGATTAGCAGGAGTCAAATAACTAACGTTATTTGCAAATGTTAAATTACCACCAGTAATTGCAACTGTGTATGCTGTACCGCCGGTGCCAATTCCAGTATCTAATACTACTGTGCTTAGCTTATTGGCAAGATAAGGTGCACTGATGTTTTTCCAATTAGATGTACCAGTAAGACTACCAGGTAAAGTATGAACAACTGTTTGTCCAATAAGTGTTCCGGCTGTTGTTGTAATTGCAGCACCACCAAGTGTTGAACTTAGGGTAAAGTTAGTTGGACCAGTTGTTGCTGTAATATAGTAAGTGCCGTTTGTTACAACACCACTACCAGTCATAACTGCTGTTTGTCCAATAATTGTTCCAAGTGTTGTTGTAATTGCAGCACCACCAAGTGTTGAACTTAGGGTAAAGTTAGTTGGGCCAGTTGTTGCTGTAATATAGTAAGTGGCGTTTGCTACAACACCAGTACCAGTATTAGTACCGGAAAAAGTAACTGTATTACCAACTGCTAATGAGGAGTTTGAAACGCATGTAAATACACCAGCACCATTTACTGCAGGTGAAATACCAGTAAAACTTATTGGTGTTGTATTAGTACCTGAAAAAGTAACTGTACCACCAACTGCTAATGAGGAGTTTGAAACGCATGTAAATACACCACTAGCATTTACTGCAGTTGCAACACCAGTAAAACTTAGTGCTGATGTAGGAGGTGCAAAAGTAACAACGCCAGTAGTAGTATTATTAGTAAGAATTGGTGAATTGCTTAGTTGACGTAAAGAACTACCTTTTCCTGCCCAAGCAATACTAGCAATAGCGTCTAACCCAAAATCAATGGTTGCTGAATCCATAACACAGTTATCGATTACAAAAGTAGTACCGCCAAGAACAATAACTAAACCAAACTGTTGCAGTTGATGCTTACCGCTGTTTAACAATGAGCAAACTGCTGAACTAACACGTGGTTGCCATGCGTTAATACCTGCGGTTACAGTATGGGTAAAAGTTAAACCAGTAACTGAAGTACCAACTACGCCGGTAATAACAGCTCCGCCAAGTGTTGTGCTTAAACTAAAATTAGTTGGGCCAGTTGTTGCTGTAATGTAGTAAGTACCATTAGCTAAACCAGTAACACCGCCAGGTGCTACATAAAGAGCTGTTTGTCCAATAATTGTTCCGGTTGTTGGTGTTGAAATTGCAGCACCACCAGATGTTAGACTTAAGGTAAAGTTAGTTGGACCAGTTGTTGCTGTAATATAATAAGTACCATTAGCTATAACACCAGTACCAGTATTAGTACCTGAAAAAGTAACTGTACCACCAACTGCTAATGAGGAGTTTGAAACGCATGTAAATACACCCGAGGAACCAACTGCAGTTGCAACACCAGCAAAACTTATTGGTGTTGTATTACTACCGCTAACAGTAACAATATTTCCAACTGCCAGTGTACTATTACTGGTACAACTAAATACTCCGCTGGAAGCAGTATGTGCTACACCAGATAAACTTATTGCAGGAATAGGCGCTGCACTAAACATGGCGTTCCAAAGAACGCCTTCTTCAGCATCAATAACACTACCAGCATTACGTGGCCGAATATAAGTACTAAAAGAAAAATCAACTGCTTCTAGTGCAGTGTTGAAGTTACGTTGACCGCGGTTAGGGGTATCACCGGCTTCATTTAGTGTAACGGTTTCTGTTGTGGTATTTTGACTAAAACTAAATCCGTCTTGAACTTGAATTTCCCAAGTATTGCCTGTGCCATAGGCTCCATTCAAAAAACCAGTTGAGTTTACTACACCAAAGCTATTGACGTTTGTAGTAAAGAAGACTCTACTATCGCGAATTAAATTAAATGACGATGCCATCTCATTTCCTTTTTGTTAATGCCGCTATGCATAAACTAGACATTTATCTGTTTTTAACACTTAGGCATGGTTGCTTACATGATCTCGTATCGGACTTGTAAGTTAATTTCACCTACTGCGTATGGAGCTAGTAGTCCTTCGTCAGTAGTAATCGACTGAATTAATATTTCAGTAGTGGAATAATTTTTAGTTGTGTCGTATACTATCTGACGGTTACTGTCTATACACAACTCTATGTCTGTTAGTAAATTTTCTAGCTGCTCACTGCTAGTTTCACCGTGACAATATACTTTAATACTAACACCTAAGAATCCCCAAACAAAGTCGCTTGGATGATATTCGCGCATTTCAGTACCGGGCGTTAAATATACGCTAGGAAAGTCTTGTACTTCGTCCCAGAATTTTAATTTAGCATAAGCATTTTGAAATAGGTTAACGTTATAAGGTGTGGCACCATCAATTAGGTTAAGTTTTTCAGTAATAGCTTTAATAATGGAAGTTCTACGACTCATACTAACACCGCCCTTAACCTATTTTGTACTTTTTGTTGTGCAATTTCTCTAATTGATTTGCCTATTAACAATTTAGGGTCTCTGCTTTTAGGATATTGCTGTTTGCCGCCATCACTAAATGTAGCATAAGGATTACGCATATAAGTATAAAATGCTGTAATCATACCTGCTCTGCTTTCACTTAATTGTTCTACTTTAACGCTTTCAGCAAATCTACCAGTACGCAGGTTTAATATGTCTCTACGATTACCGGAGCCCATGTTTTCTTTTACGCGTTGCACTAATTGAGCGTCAAGTAGTCCCCTTAATGCTGTAAGACTAAAAAATTCGCCTTTTTTAGTTCTTAGTATATTGGGGTTTGATTTAACCTTAGGTAACTTTATTGCTAATTTTGGAATTTTTAAATCTATTGCAGAAGTTTCGTTATTACCTTTTACAGCTCTTTGTGCATCGTATTTTTTAGATTTAATTCCTTTTAGTGCATCGCTAATTGATTCGTCCACATATTCTATAAAACTTTTTGAGCTATAAACATTAGGAAATAATTTTTGCAAATCTTCTTGCGTTAGAGTTTCTTGTAACACAGAATTTAAAGCTTGATTTAATTCTTTAGATAAACCCTGTGGATCTTTCATTAAAGAATCTAAATACTGAGTAAAATTAGCTTGAATTGATTTAGCAACAGTACCTTTTAATCTATTAAAGGCTGCAATTTCAAAGGTTACTCCAATTTTTTCAGGACTAGCTGTAATTTTTCTTTTTAAATTAACTGTAGTATCAACTTTTACTGATAAAATTTGTTGATTAAGAATTTCTCTGCCAAGATCACTAAATCCTTTTGAGCCTTGATAACTAAATGCTTTTTCTACTACGTCTTTTATACCATCAAGAGTTGTAACATTAGAGCCACGTGCTATATTTTTAAATGACTGACTTTTTTTCAAAAACTTTAAAAGCTGACTACGCGTTTGAACTTTATCTAGTTCTTCGAGAGTTTCAGTATAAGTAGCAATTAATGCTATAGTTTTTGATATGTCTTTTAAATCCTGATCTGTTAGTTGATCAATATTATTACGACGTAATGGTAAGTCTTGTTCAAACAACTCTGTTTGCGCTTTACCTTTGCTAGCAATTGTTAAATTAGACTGTACATGGCCTATATCAACACCAAGCTCTTTTAGTTCTGTAAAGTTACTTAAAAAGGTTTTCTTTACACTATCAGCAATTTTACTAAAAGTAACATCACTAATGCCTTTTTGAGCAATTGTTTCTAGGGCTTGTGCATACTTTTTATTAAACTGTATTTCCGCTTGAGCACTAATTGTGGAAATCTGATTTTTTATAGCAGCTAAATCTTCTTCTAAATAGTGTACTGCTTTTTTATTTAATTCATCTCTATAAGATTTATTACTTTGAATTGCGTCACGATATTTTTTAAAAAATACTTCTAAAACTGTACGTGCCATTATGTATAGTCCGTTCTATACTGGTCTAATACGCGACGAATATGTGCAGGTAGTTGACTACTAGTAATATATTCAATTTGAGTTTTATTGGTGCCTGGAGCACTATTACTGTGCACACTCATATCGCTTTTGCGATAGTATGTTACTAAGTCCATAATAGCTAAACCTAAATCGGCTGGTACATCGTCCCAGCCGCCATAGTAGGTTAGCTTGTAACCATTTATATATTCGTCAAATCCTTTAGGTGCTAGGCTAACTATTTTATCGCCATTTTGTACCCAGTCTACATACTGTGTAAGTAGTGTATATGTTTGGCCATAATCTACACTGCCTTCAAATTTTGTAATACTTACTATAGGAGTCTCTGTGGGTATTATAGTATTAAAACCACCGGAAAATATTTCTACTTTTGGTAGATCAGGCGAAGCAAAGTAGTCAACAAATGTTCTGCCACAGTAATTTTTTACAAATTGCGTTACGCGAGGAATAAGTGCGCTAATTTCAGCATCGTAATTTGTGCTCTTAATTCCGGCATAAGTTTTGTATTCTGTTATGGTAATTAGGTTATATGCCATGTTATTCCCCTATGTCTTTTAAATAGACTCCTTAAAACCTATTTAAAAGACAGGGCTTTTCAGCCCTGTCAGTACTAATATTAAATTAGTAGATCAAGTATACTTGAGTGTTGTAGCGCCAGTACCATAATTACTTGTAACTTGTACAAATCCTGTACGTAAGCTAGCAACCATAACACGACGTTGTGTTTCAACTAGTTCTTGTGTATCAATGCGAAGGCCGCGTTGATTACCAACAACGAAGTTACCTGGTGCAAAACAAACTGCAGCAATACTATTAGCTGCTCCAGTACCTACGAATTCGCCAGAAACTAGTACTGGTGAATTACCAATCTGACCAATCTGACCAGTTAGTAATGTAGCTGAAGGACCAACTTGGTTCATTGTTTGGAAAACTGAATCATCAAGTAGATTGTAATATGTTGAGGTATCAACAATATAAATTACGTCTGCTGGATCAAGACCCCAAACTCCAAGACCTTGACGCATTTTACGGAGATTAGCAACAGTAAATGCTACACCAGCAGTACCGTTTGTAACTTGACCTGAAGTACCGGCTAGAGTTACTAAGCCGCTGATAGGATCGCCACTAGTAGCAGCTGCGCCACGTAAGAATGCTTTGTCAACTGCGCGAGCAATACGACGAATCATACCATCACGAATTACAGGCATAATAGCAAGAAGGCTATCTTCCTCTTCTTCGTAAGCTGTGTATTCGTTTGTAGCTACCTTGTATGCGCTTAGTGTGATCTCTTTGATAGCATGAACTACTGTATTACCACCGCTTGTTGATGTACCAAAAGCAGTATTGTCAACCCACTGAGCAGTACCTGCTTCTGGATTAACTGGAATCTTCATTACGTTAGTTTGCATAGCAATCTGACGGAATAGCGGTGCAACGACTAGGCGACGACGAACCTCAGCTTCCATGTTTAGGCTAACTTCTTGTTCCCACTGGCTAGTGGGTAGATGTGGGCCTTGACCACTACCTGCATATTTTTCAACCATTTCTTTGCCAAACTTAGTACTATCAATAGACTTGTTAGACATTTTGGCTAAAAGAACTGCCTTTTCCTTATCAGCATAAGACATTTCGCCGTTTTTAATATCAGCAAACTGCATACGTGATTTTTGAATAGCTTCAAGTTCAGCAGCTTTTTCTGCTAGTGTAGCATGTAGATCAGCAATAGCTGATTTGTGTGACTGCTCTTGTTCAGCAACGCGTTTTTCTACTTCTGCAAGTAGACGCTCTGCACCTGTATCAACTGTTTGCACTTGTGCAACAGCAGCTTTAATTTTAGCATCAAGCTCAGCTTGTGCACGTTCTTGTGCTGCGCGTTCTTGTGCAGCTTTAACTTGCTCAGCAGCAATAGCTTTTGCTGTTTCAGCAGCAGCTTGTTTTGCTGTATCAGCTAGCAATTTTTCTAGGTCTTTAGGATCCATTTTCCATTCCTTTGTAGTGTCGCTATTTGCCGTAATACTGGAGTCTAGCCCTTTAGCTGGCGCCGGGGTAGTGGCAAATTGCAGTTTAAAAAATTTAAGTTCTTCGTCGCTGTTAAACGACTTAGATAAACTAAATATTGTGTTTTGATTTGCAGGTACGGACACTACTGAAATTTCATGTAGTTCCAAGTCTTTAACAACAAACAGCTCTTGGGCTGCATTATATTCCGCATCAACGATACGAAAACCAATACTAAAGGCAGATAGTACTCCGTCTTTGATTAGATTAAACACTTCAGCTGCGGCTGCAGAAATACGTGCTTTAATCCATAAACCTTTACTGTCTACTCTGTGATCTACCATACGGCCAATAGGCTCACTGTGATCATGATAGGCTAAAATTACTGGATTTTTTAAGTAATTGTTTAGCCCTTGCTTCCACACTTGCGGTGGTACAATGTCACCTTGTCTATCTACATCTTGAGTACTTGCGTAGCCCTCGATCATGATACTGTCAATTGTCATGTCTTTGGTAGGCAGAGTACTCTTGGTAAAGCTACTGGTTAATGTAATCAGCTTATTTTTATCTACCATAAGTTCTCCGTTTTATTCTTTTGGTGCGGTTGGGGGTCTACCGCCTTGTGCTGGATTTACAGCACTGCCTGCAATATTAGCAGGTATACGCAGAGTATCATTTCCGTCAATTGGTGCGTATCGTAGCTCTACTCTAGCTTCATTTGGCGTAATAATTCCGGCATTTACTAATGTTTGATGATATGTTGCAATATCTTTTAGTTCTGGTTGTAACGCACTTACTGTACTAGTAATGGCTTCTATATCATAACCATAGTAACGTTCAAGAGCACTAATAAACTTTCTTATTACTGGCATTACTGTTTCTAAGTAAAACAATCGCAAGTTGGGTGAAATATTAGCATTGTTTCCACCATCTAGTAAAATAGGTGGAACACCAATTACTTGCAGCAATAAATCGTTGTGAGTTTTAACTGCATTGTCAAAGTCTAAGTCTTTGTAACTATTATTGCTTATTGAATGTGGCTTTAAGCCGCTGTCTAAGATAACTGGTCGTTTACCACCAGTTTTATTACTGTAACGTTGTAGCCAATATTGTACTGTTTTTTCTTTGGCAACTTGTGATAAAGTATTATCACTAGTAAGTACAAAGCCAAAGGTTGCACCGTTGTCAAAAAATTGTGTTTGAAACTTGTGCATAGAGTCCAACAAATCAATACTATGTTGTGCTGCTTCTAGCCTACTAGCTCCGCGATAAATGCTTTGTGAGCTTAAGTCGCGGAAATGAAATACGTCTTTTTCTTCAAAGTCAATATAACCGTTGTAACGATAACCTCGAATAAAAGTTTTAGTGTCTGTTAAAATTTCTGTGTATTGTGCAGGCAAGTGATACATAAATACACCATCAAAGTGTATAAATACATTGCCTTCTAAGATTAGATCTTGAAATATAGCTTGACGAAATTCTTGAACACTTTGATAAGGATTAGGTCTATAGTTAAGTAAATTTAATAACTGTTTTTGCCTAATACCGCTAACTACACCTTCTATTAATTTATCTTTAACATCGTAGTCTAGTGAGCTTGCTGCACTAACTACCATGTTTACTCCGCGATTAACTACTTCTAAATTTCTAAATGCTAGTTGATATGTAATCTTGCTGGTAGTAGGTATGTGAGTACCCTCAGCCTGTGCAATTCTTACTTGTGCAGGATTCAATTTTTCACGAATCCACTGCACACTATCTTTAATTAAACCCATGGTTTTTCCTAACAAAATTCGCTAAAGAAACTACCACGTGTTTGCTTAGTACTTGTACCGCCCAGTTTAACCTTGTCACGTTGAATTTCTATCCAACGCTGCTGTTTAGACTCGCTGCCTGGTTGAGGAGTTTTACCGTAAACACCGTGAAGCGCTACATGATGTGGATTACATAGGGTGTAAACTTGTTCATATAACTCTACACGATGGCTATCAATAAACTCGTCTCTAACCGCCAAGATGCCTTCATCAGTTGAAATATCATATTGCATTTTTTGTGCCCAGCGCTCTAGTAAGAGTGTTACGCTATGCAAGTGATGTAATTCTAGGTCGTTGCTGGTGTTGCAAATATAGCAATGATCTTGCTTTGTATAAGCAGACTTGGCTTTATCTCTAACGTGTTTAACGGGTATACGTTTATTTGTATTCTTTGCCATTACTTAAGTGAACTGCGAAGCATCCATGAATGCTTTTTGTGTGCATCTTGACGATCTGCTAAAAAGTTTGATAGTCCGTGATCGCCAAATTCTTCTGCAACCATAAATAACTGTTGAAACTTCATAGCCATCATGTCTGAATCTAGTAACAGTTCTTGCAGCAGGCCTTTCCAATCACCTGGAGTATTTTCATCGCTGATATAAGTTAGCTGTAAAAATTGTGATAAACTAGCAGGAGCTACAATTTGTAGGGCACGTAGTTCTTCTGCAAAAGTATCAATAGACTCTAAAACTTCGTTATAGATACGCTCTAACATTAAGTGTAGTTGGTAAAAAGGTTCGCCTTCTACATTCCAGTGAAAGTTAGCTGCTTTTAAATAAAAACTAAACTCACTGGCAAAAACGCGTTTAAGTTCTAGTTGGTATTCGGTTCCGTCCATTATATGACTCAGTAATTTTTTATAATATAGCTATTGTACACCTTGGGCACCAATAAGTCAACGTAATTTTTTTATGACCTAAATAGTGTAGGTGTACAGTGCGTAACGAATGGCATCAGCCATATGTGAATATTTATCGTGTACGGGACGCTCGCGTTGCAAATTTTCACGATTATCCCAACGGTATTGGTCCATTACGTCTAGGACGTTTTGGCAGTGTGGCGCTACTTTAAGCCTGTTAGTTTCCACCAAGGTCTGCACATATGCAATGCCTGGTAATACATCTTTTTTAGCTTTAGTGGTACTAATGTTATAAGTGTAGGCAAGATCACCAGCAAATTGTGCTGCTGCCGAATCTATAAATACTACTTCTACGCCCCAGCGATCTAAGTACTCACGAAATGCTGTAGCATGTTTGTCTGTGGTAGCTTCGCTTTTTAAGTACTCGTCTATAATATGAAAGCAATCACTAACGGGATTATAGCTGATAACCACAAAAGCAGTAGCATCGCGGTATCCAGGATCGCAGCCAGCAATGTATTCACAGCCGTCTTGGTGTTGGTATTCACAAACGCTTGCCTCACGATTAAAATTATAAATCTGACCCTCAAACACATTAAAGCTAGCCAAGTACTCTTGTTCAAATTCAGCTTTTGACATCGATCGTCTGGCTTCCTGCACGTCCGATTCCGCCATACGCGAATTTTCAGTATAGTCTGCGGTTATACTACACCACTCTGGATACTCTTGACTATACCCTCGGTGATAAAACTTTGAAAACCAGTTTTGCTGACCGCGTGGTGTTGAAATAAAAATTGCCTTTGAGTTTGGTCTGTCCAGGGTCGGGCGTAGCTGCACGTTAAATGCTGACTCGCCGTCGTTGCCCAGTGCAGCCTCGTCAAATAAAATAATTTGATAACTGCGTCCTACTGTCGAATCTACTGTGCTAAGGGAACCCATGCGTATTGTACTGCCATTTGAGAGTTCTACAACTTTGTCTTTTAAGTTATCGCGCTCGACTTCTAGGTCAAAGTGTCTGATAAACTTGCGTTGCAGCTCAAATGAAATTGAACTTAAATTGTAATTTGGCGAGATAATAAGCACATTGCATTTTGGCACTAGTGAGACCAGCTGCGCAATAATATTAGCAATGTAGGTTTTGCCAAGTCGTCTGGCAAGTGCAGCGCAAACAAAGCGGTACTTGGGGTTGTTAATTGCGTTGATTAAGGCGATTTGGGGTCTGTTCATTGAATCCCAAGCACCTAGAAGCTTTAAGTAGTTTTCAATAGGCAGTTTAATAAATCTGCTTTCTACTGGAAACTCTGTGATCTCATCGCAATCTACGTCGTCACGCGAGACTTTAAGCATTATAGTTTGTCTCCTAGTAGCTTTGAAATAAGGGCTCCGTACTTGGTACCGTCGCCGCCTTCGTTGATTTGCACGTTTACTTGCGATTTAGGTCCGGCTCGTTCTTGGCGCAGTTTTTCCAGCTGAATTTCACGGTCTAGCAATTCCATTGACATTTTATGTGATAGTGCTAATAGCTCAGCAATGTCCTTATTCGACCCAACGTCTGCCTCCTCCATTTCTTGAAACTTGCGCTTTAATACCGCGTCCATTGCCGACCGCATTTTAAAACGATTGTTAAAGCCCAAGTCAAAAAATACTTGGTTAATATAGGCTTTTACTTCACGGCGGGCTAAGATTCCCGACACGCTTTCTACAGGCAAGCACAAGTTATCAGCCACAGCACGCGCATCTTGGCACTGTAAGTAGCAATTGGCCACTTCCAGCGCTTCTGGTGATATGTTAAGCACCTCGGCAGGCGCTGCGGTTGGGGTCAGGTTCATTTTCGTAACTTTTCTTCTAGGATAACAATATGTTCACGATTTTGGTGGATTAGCTCACGATTGGCTAAGATTTCTTTTTCCAAGTCTTGGCGCAACTTTTCACGTGCTAATTCAGCACCTGAATTATTAGCTTGTTTATTATCACTGGTAACTACTAGTGAAATTTTGCCGTTTAAAATAGTAACGTCGTGTTGTAGGTTTTGCAGTGCACTCATCAAGTACACTACACAGGTAAATAACAGTGGTAACAGTGCAAAGCTAATTTTTTCAATTAGCTGACCTTTGGCATGTGCTTCTTGTAGTTTTTCATCACTCATTACAGTCTCCTTACCAAATTATATTTAAATATTTGCCAGCATTTTTCCCACGACCAACGATAACTAGCTACCATAACTACATGACGTGGAATTGCTAATGCACGAACTACTGCTAGTTTAAGATCTGGGCTAGTATAGCCGGTTCTGTCTAGTTCAATAACGTCCTGTGGACCACAAACTGGATAAGCTGCCACTGGTGTACCACACGCCATTGCTTCTAGCATTACAATACCAAAAGTATCCCAACGGCTAGTAAATACTAAACAATCTGCTTGCTGGTAGTAGCTAGCTAATTCCTTGCCGGTTTTCATACCCACAAATTCCACCTCAGGATATTTTGCAGCCAAGTACTTTAGTTGCGGGCCACTACCAACTACAATTTTTTTAGCACCCAAGTAGTCCAGTTTGCAAAAGTCTTCGCAGCTCTTTTCCACACTTACTCTACCAACCCATAACAGCGTAGGATAGGGTGTTCGGCGAGGTTCTTCCAACGGATAAAACTGTTGACGATCTACGCCGCGGGTCCAAGGCACAATTTCACCACAAAATTTATGCTGTTTAAGTTCATTAACCATGCTGACCGTGGTAGTCAACACTTTGCCACTATGTTTGTGAAACCACCTAAGATAACGATAGGTCCAGCTAGTAGGAATACCATAGTAACGTTTTAAGGCTTCTGGAATTTTGGTGTGATAGCTGGTATTATATCGCCAACCATGACGGTCCATCCAGCAGCGTGCTGCCAGCCCTAGTGGGCCTTCAGTAGCAATATGCACATATTGAGGGTTTATCTGCTCCAGTACTTTGCCAATTTGGCGAGGCCACGATAGCCTAATATCCCCATAACCAGGAGCACCACAATTAGGGAACTGCCGGGGATCACAATATACAATATCGTAGCCATCGCGATTTGCTTCGCGTTCCAAGTTGCGGAACGTTGTAACCACTCCGTTAACTTGTTGGGGGACATTATCCGTTACTACTAGTATTGTTTTCATGTTTAATAATCTTCCAGTTACCGTCCAGGTTCTCTACCAGTGCAGTACACGACTCTACCCAATCACCACTATTCATATAACCTACACTACCTACTAGCTTAATCTCAGCTTGGTGAATATGACCGCAGATAACGCCGCTAAAGTTACGCTTGTGGGCATATTTAGTAATAGTTTCTTCAAATTGCCAAATAAAGTTGGTAGCGCGTTTTACCCTAGACTTTAACCATTGAGATAAGCTCCAGTAACCAAAGCCTAAGCGATGTCGCCACTGGTTAAAGTGTGTGTTTAGCCCTAAGACAAAATCATAAGCACTGTCGCCTAGCCAAGCTAACCAAGGCGCTAATCTGGTAATACCATCAAACATATCGCCGTGAGTAACTAACCAGCGGCGACCGTTAAGGTCTACATACTCACACTGGTTTACTACCTCAATTCTACCAAACTTTAAACCGTAGCTGATTAGTGGACGAAGAAACTCGTCGTGATTGCCGGCTACGTATATGACTCTGGTTTTTTCACGATTAGCTTTTGCTAAAACATGACGCACTACGTTAGTATGTGAGTTTGCCCAACGCAGACGATTTTGCTTGACCTTCCAGCCGTCAATAATATCGCCAACTAAGTAAAGTTGGTCGCAAGTGTTGGATTTTAAAAATTGACTTAAGTATTCAGCTTTGCAAGCTTTAGTGCCTAAGTGCACGTCGCTGATAAAGATAGCCTTGTAGTGTGCCACGGTTATTTGCCGGATTTGTTGTAGAGATCAAATAGTGTTTTTACTTTTTCTTCCAAAACTCCTAAGCGCATATCTGCTTTGGCAAAAAGTACCACAATCATAATAAAAGCCACAAATACTGGCCAAGCTTTTAGCATTAGTTCAATAATTTCCATGGTTAACCCTCCAGTTTACTAGAGTATAACACTTTAGGGCTTATATGTCAACTATAAAAAATTTTGTGGTGTTCAAAAAAATTTTCTTGAATTTGTGCAGTTTTAGTGATATAATATTATTTTTGGAAGAATCTTATGTGGCGACTGTGGGCAAAAGCACTGGGTGATAAGTATGGTTTAACTGACAAGGAGGCTGATGTAGTTTGCTGGATTAGGACTCTTATAGTGTTGAGCTATTTGGTAACAAATGTGGTAATTGTGTTGGGTGTGGTGCATCACTGGTAGCTGGCACCGAAAGTTTTGTGGGGATTTTTTTAAAGTTGGCCGTGTGGTAGGGCCCCTATAGTTATAGTTTTTATAATGTCCAATAACCGCCCAGGTTATTACAAAGTCTATTATATTATAAATCCTATTATATTATAAAATCTATAATAATTATAAATTCCCTGCGTCAATATGTCGCACCCTTTGGGCTTGCATTGTCTGGTTGACTAGCCTATAATTACTACATCGAAACAGCACTCAAAGGGAGAGCAAAATGGCAGAAAAAGCCGTAAACTATAGCCCTGAGCAAACCGCTCAGATTATTGCCGATTATCAGTCGGGCGTTAGCGTTGAATCGTTGGCATTGGCAATGGGTAAATCCGTTCGCTCAATCGTTGCTAAACTGTCACGCGAAGGCGTGTATCAGAAAAAAGCATACAAAACCAAAACGGGCGAACCCGTTGTGAAAAAAGATGCTCATGCTGATGCAATTGGCGCAATCTTGCGCTTGCCTGAGAATGACATCGAATCGCTCACTAAAGCTAACAAGAGCGCATTAAAAGCGATCTTCGAAGCATTGGCTAATTCTAAGCCAATCTAAGCTAACGTAGAATAGGATAACGAACCCATGAACGTCGCAACATTAAATGCCACAATTCAGGCTCAGGCGACTAAGATATGGGTTCGTTATACTAACATTTACACTAGGCTTGCATTGTTTCCAATGCCCGTTATTAAACTTAATAACAGATTGACTAAGACTGCGGGGCGTTGCTTTATGGAAGCTAACGTAATAGATATTGGTACTAAATTCTTTAATAAACATCATGACCGTATGCTCTCCGAAATTATGGTACATGAAATAGCGCATCAGGTTGACTATAACCTTAATGGTGTACCAGCAGGCAATCGTTGGCATGGTAAAACCTGGCAGGATATTATGCTAAACTATGGCGCAACACCTAACACTTATCACGACATGGAATTATAATGTTAGCATGGATTGGCACAATTGCCAGTATAGCGGGATCTTTTCTGGTTGCAATGGGCGTAATGAATTGGGGTTATATATGCTTTGCTACTGGATCAATAAGTTGGCTAATCATTGCACTAATGCGACGAGATAAAGCATTGGGCACACTTAATGGGGCCTTTTTAATAGCTAATACGATCGGCATTGTTAATTATGTAATTTAAAACGACCGGGTGTTGCAAAAAAACAACACCGCTGGCGCCAAATTATAGCATATAATTTGGGGCCGTGTCAAGGGGGTGGGCAAAAATACCACACTAGGGGAAACCCTGCGTCAATGTGTCGCACCCTGGGGGCTTGCATTCTCTGAAAATCGGCGTATAATTCACTACATGGACACAACGCACAGCAACAAGATGAAAACCAGCCGATCACAAGAAGCAGTTATTGCGCTCCTGAAAAAACAATTGCAAACTGAAAGAAAAGAGATTGTTCGTAATAGTTTCTTTAAGATATTTAATAACCTGAATAACAAACTGAAACAACAATTGTGGATTGAGGCACAACTATAATGGAAACTGTAATTGTTTTAACTGCAATGTTTTATGGCAAGATTTGGTTTATTGAGCGGTATTTATAATGGCGACAAAATTACACTTGGCACTGGCAATGAAAAAAGCCAGCAAACCTGATAATCGGGCGCATAAGCCCCTATTTGTGAATAGCCCATTTAAGCCTAAGGTTATTCCAAATAAAAAACAAAGCAAATTGGCTAAACTGTTTAATGGTTGGGGTTTTGATGACTAAATTCAATTTGATTGAGGAAGCGGCAAAATTCGAAACGTCGCAATTAACCCGCGACGAATTGATTTATTTTGTAGAATCTGTTAAAATGCACGAGATGATGGAATTGGATTATCCGGCTTTAGTAAAACGCATTGAGCGTACTGCTAAACACTTGGTTGATGTTGCACAATTTTTTAACAAAGGAGAATGATTATGTTTATGGCTAAAAGCACTAATGACGAAACCATTATGTCAATTGGTAATTCCATTGAGGAAGTCTGGCAAGACTTGCAATTTGGTTTTGAATTGACCGATGATGATTTTGAGGATTTAGAATGGTTTGAGGTAGATCCAATTACCGTAAAACGTAAATTGGAATTCGTTATTGAATAAATAACGATTGGCCAGGCCGCGGCCTGGCCATGTGTTGTAAAAAAACAACACATGGCGCCAAAATTATAACATATAATTTTGGGCCGCGTCAAGCAAAATTTGAAAAATTTGTGTTGTATTTATACAACGCTTGGCGCCAAAATTTTACCACGGCAAAAATTTTCTGTCAATAGGGGTTTGTCCCTATGTTGTATTTTTGCAAAACCTGGCACAACCCGATTTTTCGTGTATAATTCTCTACATGGACACAACACAGAGCAACAAGATGATTAAGCGGATCGCAATTTATGACATGGATGGAACAATCGTTGATTCAAGCCACCGTTACCGGACTATTCTCACCGACCAAGGTGAGCGCATTGATATTGGCTATTGGCGAGATAATCAGCATTTGGCAATGTTGGATGGCCTATTGCCATTGGCTAATAAATTTTGGGATGACTTGGACGATCCAGAATGTTATACAATTATTGCGACTGCGCGTGTAATGAATGATCCAGATTGGGAATTTTTAAATACTAAATTGGGTATGCCAGATTATGTTATCTCGCGTACCCGCGATGATCAACAATCAGGTTCCACGCTAAAGATTAACGGTTTAATTGAATGTTTTAAAACTGCTAATATTAACTTGGCAATGATGACTGATGTTGTTTTTTACGAGGACAATGTACAGTATTTAAAAGCGGTATGCGATTATTTTAATATTCGCGGTGAATATATTCCAAGCAAACAAGGACACTAAAATGACTAACGGAAACGATCCAGACAAAATTGTTTTTTATGCGCTAATTGCCAGCACATTGGCAATTGCTTATCTTGTTTTTACCGGAGCAGTATAATGAAACCATGGAATGAATTAACCCGATTGGAACAATTGGCAATAACCCATTGGGACGCTTACAAAGACGCGCATGGCGTGCGTCCTCGTTGGATTGATACCAGCCAATGGACTGAATCAGATTTTGAAAGTGAAATTGAATTGTTAATTGAAATAATGAAACGCGATAATCAGGAGGATTGATCATGGATTTTTTAAATTATGACATTCTGGATTGTTGTGGTGCTTATGGCCGCAAGGCCACTTGGGACGATTGGGTTAATGGCCTAGACTTTAAAATTATTGACGGCCCGTATTTTAGCATAAAAGATTGCAAGGAATTAAGCAAGGAATACGACGAATTGCATTTTCGTTCTGCAATGGGAATTGAATTCCGGGTGTATTTAAAATAAATAACGAAATGTGTTGCGAAAAAACAACACATGGCGCCAAAATTATACCATATAATTTTGGGACGTGTCAAGAAAAATTTTGTAAATTTTTCGTGCTGTTGTATTTTTACAACAGCTGACGCGCCAAAATTTTACCACCAAAAAATTTTTTTGTCAATAGGGGAAAACCCCTATGTTGTATTTTTGCAAAACCTGGCACTGGGCAAATTTTCGTGGTATTATCTTAACTCGGCGTCTTGCCGTGGCTAACCCTTATCTATCGTGGCTAAAAAGCAGTTTTTCGCAATTCTCGACACCGAAACCACTTGCAATGATACTGTTGCAGACTTTGCAATTGTTATTTGCGATCGCAATGGTCGCATTTACAATAAATGCGCGGTATTGGTTCGCAATCATTTTGATGCAATGGATCTTTTTTATGACAAAACAAAAGCTAATTCCGAAATGTGGTCGCGTGAATACGCAAGCAAAAAGCAAACCCAATATTTTGCAATGCTTGATTCGGGTAAACGGCAATTGGCGTCTGTTGCCTCAATCAATGCGTGGATTCAAAAAGCCATTGGCAAATACAATCCTACATTAACCGCTTACAATCTGGCATTTGATAAAACCAAATGCCAAAATACTGGCATTGATCTTTCGGGTTTTGCTGAATCGTTTTGCCTTTGGCAAGCAGCTATTGGCAATATTTGCAAAAAACAATATCGTCAATTTGCACTTGACAATCATTTGTTTAATGCTCCGACTAAACACGGCAATATGTCCATTAAAACTACTGCTGAATCTGTTTTTGCATTTTTAAATGGTCAATTTGTTGAAGAGCCGCATACTGCATTAGAAGATGCACAAGACTTTGAATTGCCAATTCTGGTCAATGTTTTAAAACGTCGCAATTGGCGTGACAATATCATTGCACATGATTGGAAACGGTTTCAAGTAAAAGATTTTTACAAGGCAATCTAAAATGGAAAATTTAGCATATTACATTGAATTCTTGGGGCTGAAAAGCCCTGTTGAATTGACGTTTAAAACCAAATCCAATAAAACAATGGATGCAGTTTATTATCCTAAATTTTCCAATAAGGGTAATTTAAAAGCGCATAAAATTACCGTATTTCTGGGCAATCAGGATGTTAATTCACGGCGCACGCTAGACGAATTGGTCGCACACGAATTGATTCATGCTTGGCAACAAGAAAATAACCTTGTTGAATTTCACGGGATTAATTTTGTTGTGCAAGCAATTGCAATGGACGATAAATTTGATTTGCCTAATATTTACCTTGCTGAATTAGACGACGAATAATTTGCACTTGATTAACCCATCCCAACCCTGTATAATATTAACTTAACTGGAGAAAACGCAATGGCTGAAAAGACTGTAAACTATACCCCTGAGCAAACCCTGAACCTGATTGCTGATTACAAAAACGGTTTCACCGTTGAGGAATTGGCTGTTCAAATGGGCAAATCGGTTCGCTCAATTGTTGCTAAACTCTCGCGTGAGGGAGTTTATCAAAAGAAAACCTATAAAACAAAAACCGGCGAGGCAGTTGTTAAAAAAGACGCGCACGCTGATGCAATTGGCGCAATTCTCCGATTGCCAGAAAACGATATTGAATCGTTGACCAAGGCTAATAAATCGGCACTAAAAGCCATTTTTAACGCATTGGCTAATTCAAAACCCATTTAATTGGGCACTTAATAAAACCGGCAATTGCCGGTTTTATTTTATGCAAATCGTTTTAAAAAATATAATCGTTATATTTTTTAAAACGGCGCCCATTATACTAGTATAATGGGGAACGTGTCAAGGGGTTGTGCAAAAATACAACACTAGGGGAAACCCTA